CGATTTTTGACTTTTTTTGTTCTGGTTACGTTCTTTTTGTGCGTTTCCTGTTCAAAAATACAAGAAAATTGCGATTCCTTTAGTTATGAGAGCGAATCAGCGCTAAAAATGTTGAAAGACGAAAAAATTTACGCTCATTTTCGTTGTGTTTTTTAGAAAAAAGGTAAAAATCAATGAAACATTGCAATAATTGTGGGCATAAAGAACATTGTGGACAAACTTGTACACAAAATTACAAAGATGGCGACGGAAAAGACATTTTAGTGTTATGTTGTAATTCTTGTAGATGTGAAAAATGTAAAAGTGAGTAAAAAATGGCAAAAATGAGAATATTTAAGTTTTGGAATGAAGCAGGTGAAGAAAAAGAAAAAGAAGCAATGAGCTTGAAAAAAGCAACAATGTCTGTACAAGGCGATTTTAAAGAATCACAGATAGCAGTTGAATATATTAGTAAAAAAGGCAAACAAATGTGCCATTATATTAATATACCAATTGGCAGAAAAATTAGAGAAGCTGCAATATTAGAGAAAAAAAGATTAGCACTTAAAGCAGCTAGAGAAGCAAAAGAAAAAAGTAGATATGCCAGCAATCGTTAGAAAAGGTGATACTTTATCAACTGGTCATATCTGTACTAGTACAACTACACTTGATACGCCTGGTCAAAGTACCGTCTTTGCAAATAACATATTAGTTGCAAGAGTAGGCGACCCAACGGTATCACACCCTAATCCACCAGCGCCACCTTGCCCTAATCACGTAGCATTTATCAATGCAGGCTCGCCAAACGTTTATGTTGTTGGTATTAAAGTAGGTAGAATTGGTGATAGTGCAGACGCAGGTCAAATGACAAGTGGGTCACCAAATGTTTTTGCAAACGGCTAGTAAAAGTATATAAATATTAGCGTTATGGCACAATACGACTCGGCATTTAAAAGTAATTCTAAAAGAAATATTAGAAAGTTTAGCGACATAGACTTAAACTTTGAAAGAAATCTGGTTACTAGTGATGTCGTTGCAGTAGAAGATGTAATTGCTATAAAAAGAGCAGTAAAAAATCTAGTGCAGACTAATTTTTATGAGAGACCATTTCAACCAGTATTAGGTTGTGGTGTAAGAGAGTTATTATTTGAAAACTTTACACCAATGACTAAAGTATTCTTACAAAATAAGATATCTGAAGTCTTAAAAAATTATGAACCTAGAATTGATTTGACAAGTGTAAATGTTGATGATGACCAAGATAATAATAGATTAATAGTAGATATAAATTTTTATGTTGTTGGTGTACCAGGACCACAAACGGTCAGCACGTTTTTACAAAGGTTAAGATAATATGGCAAAGTTAACGGTATCAGATTTAGATTTTATTAATATAAAACAAAACTTAAAATCATTTTTACAAAGTCAAACACAATTTCAAGATTATGATTTTGAAGGTTCAGGTCTTTCAATCTTATTAGATATACTTTCTTACAACACTCACTATATGGCCTACTTGGCCAATATGTCAACAAACGAATTATACCTAGATAGTGCCGATATTAGAAATAATATTGTATCACTAGCAAAAATGTTGGGTTATACACCTAACTCACCAAGAGCACCTAGAGCTTCTATTAATATTGTTGTTAATGACGGAACAGGAACGTCTATAACAATGGCAAAAGGTACAACTTTTGATTCTAAAGTAAATGATGTATCTTATCAATATGTAACCAACGAAGATATTACAACAACACCTATTGATGGTATATTTACTTTTTCAAACGTAACCATTTATGAAGGTACTTTAGTTAAATTTAAATATACGGTTGATGAAACAGATGTTGACCAAAAATTTGTTATACCAAATGCAAACGCTGATACTTCAACTTTAAAAGTATCTGTACAAAATTCTGCTAACGATACAACATTGTCAGCATACACTTTATCAAGTGGTTATACTGGCGTTGACGCTAGTTCAAAAGTTTATTTTATTCAAGAACAAAGAGACGGTAAATTTGAAGTTTATTTTGGTGATGGTGTTACCGGTAAAAAATTAGAAAATGGTAATGTTGTAATTTTAGAATATGTGGTTACAAACAAAACAGATTCAAATGGCGCAAATGTTTTTGGTTTACAAGGTAGTGTTGGTGGTTTTACAGACGTAACCATTACAACTAATTCTAGTTCTCAAGGTGGTTCAGAAGCTGAAGATAATGAATCAGTTAAATTCAATGCGCCTTTAAATTTTGCAGCTCAAGATAGAGCGGTAACAACAACAGATTATGAAACACTTGTAAAAAATATTTACCCTAACGCATTATCAGTAAGTGCTTGGGGTGGTGAAGATGATGAAACACCAAGATATGGTATTGTTAAGATAGCAATTAAACCAGGTTCTGGTTCTACATTAACTGACCAAACAAAATTAGATATAGTAAATGGATTGAAACCATTTAATGTTGCCTCTGTTAAACCAGAAATTGTTGACCCGGAAACAACTTCAGTTTTATTAACTACAAATGCTAAGTATGACGCTAAAGCAACAACAAAATCAAAAGATACTTTAAAGGCAGATATAATATCTACAATAACAAATTATAATACTGGCACACTTCAAAAATTTGATAGTGTCTTTAGACATTCAAAATTAACAGGTCTTATTGATGATACAGACAATAGTATTTTATCAAATGTTACCACATTAAAAGTTAGAAAAAGTTTTGCTCCTTCATTAGCAACATCAGCTGCTTACAATGTTTACTTTAGAAATGCATTATATAATCCTCATTCAGGACATAACTCAGCTGCTGGTGGTATTTTAACTTCAACAGGTTTTAAGGTAACTGGTTCAAACGAAGAAATGTTTTTAGATGATGATGGTCAAGGAAACGTAAGAAGATATTATCTAGTAAGTGGTGTTAAAACTTATGCAAACAACACGCAAGGTACAATTGATTATAATACAGGTCAGGTAACTTTAAATTCACTTAACATTGCTTCAATATCTAATATTAGAGGTGCGGCTTCAACGGTTGTTGAAATCACCGTGGTGCCTGCTTCAAATGATGTTGTACCAGTAAGAGACCAGATTGTAGAAATAGATGTAGCAAATTCTTTAATTAGTGTAGAAGAGGATAGTTTTGTTGGTGGTTCTGCTGAGGCAGGTGTAGGTTACACAACATCATCAAGTTATTAATGATTAATGGCAAAGTTTAATGAAAAATTATCAACGATACTTAACGGTCAAATTCCAGAGTTTGTCGTTTCAGACCACCCAAAGTTTGCCGAGTTTCTTAAAGTCTATTATCAATTATTAGAGTCAGCAGAATTAAAAGTCAAAGACGTTCAAAATACCGTTGGTGTTTTAATTGAAACTGAAACAGGTCAAGAAAATAATCTAGTTTATAACTCTACAAAAATTGGTAGTGCAAAAACACCAATTGATGAAGGCGATAAAATATTATTAGAAGAAACAACTTATGGTAAATTTACCGTAGGTGAAATAGTAAAAGGTTTAACTTCAGGTGCAACGGCAAATGTTTTGACTGAAGATTTAAATAATGGCAGATTAATAATATCTGCTAATGATAAATTTATTACAAATGAAATAGTTGAAGGACAAGACTCAAAAGCTTCAGCTACAATTGTTAATTACAGACCACAGCCAGTTCAAAACATATCTGACCTTGTAAACTTTAGAGACCCCGATAAAGCAATTGAATCATTTTTAAATAATTTTAGAAATGAATTTTTAGCAACTTTACCTGAAGTATTAGATAATGAAGTTGACAAAAGAAATTTAATTAAAAATGTTAAATCATTATATAAAGCAAAAGGTACGGCTGCAGGTCACGAATTATTTTTTAGATTATTATTTAATGAAACTTCAGAAACAATTTATCCTAGAGAACAATTACTAAAAACTTCAAGTGGTCAATATGACTCTTTAAAAATTTTAAGAATTATTGAAAGAGTTGGTAATACAGAGGGTTTAATTGGTAGAACAATTACAGGTAAAGATTCAAGGGCAACTGCTATTATTGAAAACTTATCTCGTTTTCAAATTGGTACTGAAACGGTTACAGAATTAATATTAAATCAGGAAAGTGTAAATGGTACTTTTCAAGTTGGCGAAGAAGTATCAGGAACAACAAGTGATATTGATGATTACTTTATCAAGGCAGATATTACAGGAATACCAGGTACTAAAACACTTACAAATACTGGTGCGTTATATAAAATAGATGACTTGGTAAAAGTTACCGGTGGTGGAACAGGTGCGTTATTTCAAATATCAGATATTGGAACAGGTAGTGTAGATGAATTAATTTTAGATGACGCAGGTTCTAATTATGCAATTGGTGATGTAATTAATTTTAATAATACAGGAACATTAGGTGCAAACGCAGCCGGTTTTATTAGAGTTGTTAATGGCGGTATTGCTAATGAAGATAGTTCAGGTGATAGAATTGTTTTAGAAGAATTTACGCAAGAAGGTGATAGATATGCTGGTGATGTTATTGTTCAAGAAACACAAACAGGTACAGGTGATATTACAGATTTATTTTTATCAAATGGTGGTAACGGATACAAAACAACTCCTGTTTTAACAATAACTAGTTCAAGTGGTAATGGTGGTAAAATTAGAGCGTTCGGTAATGGCATAGGAAAAGTTAATGGTTTAAAAACCGTTGAACACGGAAAAAGATACGAAACTTCGCCGGCACCAACATTAAGTTTCTTTCAAAACTTTTTAGTAGTAGATATTACAGGTGCATTTGTAGCAGGTGATACTTTTACAACTTCAGGCTCTGCTTCAGGAAATATTGATAGTTTAGATACAGATAGAAACATATTAAAATTAAAAGATGTTGTCGGTACTATTAATATAAATGATACAATTACATCACAAACAGGTGGTACTGCTAAAGTTAAAAAATTTAATATTGCTAGTGCAACGGTTGATGTTGTGCCTATTACAGACACAGATGGTGAATTTATTAATGAAGATGGTAAACTTTCTGAAAGTACAATGAGAGTACAAGATAGTTTATACTATCAAGATTTTTCTTATGTAATTAAAGTTGGTCAATCTATTAATGCTTGGCGAGACTCATTTAAAAAAACTATGCATACGGCTGGTTTTTATTTTACAGGTCAAGTTAACATTGCAACTCAATTAAATGCTAGAACACAATCGCCAGTAATTGGTTCTGTATCAGGTGTTTCTGATAGTCCATTTATGAGATTAATCAATACACTATTCTCTACAATATTTGGTAGAAGATTAGGAACAGCAGATGATGGCACAACATTAAGAACAGACCCATTATCAAGTGGTGCAATTGACCAAGACCCACAAACTCACGACCATTTTAGTTCAGGCACTAGAGAGTTAACTTTAAGAAGAGCGCCTTTAGAAATTGATTATTTAAGTAGAGTTAGAAGAGTAATACCAGGACCAGGTAATGTCAATCATAATGTAAAACAAGGTCACGCATACGCAGGTCCAAGATATAGATTTTTAGATAAGAATATTCAAACAATATTTACAGGTGCAGGTTTCAATGTACAGACATTTAACGATATTAAAATTATAGGAACAAGAACAGGATTAGACGGTCAACCAGCAGTTTTTATTGCAACATCTAACGAATTTGGTAGAGACTTAAAAACAAACTTTACGATACCAGCTTCTATAGCAACCAATAAAAATGACTTCTCAAACACAATTACTAACTTCAGCGCTACAACTGCTACGTTTGACGACACAACGCCTTAAAAATGATTATAAATAGTAGAGAGATTTAAGATATGCCAAAAAGTTTACTAAATTTAGGAAGTTCACCAAATGATGGTACAGGTTCAAACCTACGAACCGGTGGTACTATTATCAATAATAACTTCAATGAAATATATACAAACCTAGGTGATGGTTCTAATTTAAAACCATACATTGATTTTGCAGATGACTCATCTACAACATTAAGAGCTAATATAGGTAATCCTATAACTATTGAAGGTGGTCTAGGTATTGATACAGCGGTTACTTCAGGTAAATTTCAAATAAAAGTAAATGCTTCAGTATTGACAGCAAATGCTTCGGCAACTCTAACAAATAAAACTATTAGTTTAACTAATAACACACTTTCAGGAACATTAACAGAATTTAGTTCAGCATTAAGTGGTACAGACTTTTTATCAACTGACCAATCACAAACGATAACTAATAAGACAATTAACTCTTCTCTAAACTCAATATCAAACATTGCTAACTCCTCACTAGTTAACTCTGGTATTACAATTAGAGATAATACATCAACAACAGATGTTGTAAATTTAGGAGAGACATTATCTATTTTAGGTACTGGTTCTGTATCATCAACGGTAACTGGAAATACGGTAACCTTAAACGTATCAAACTTAACAAACTCTGACTTATCAGGTACGGCAGGTATTACAAATGCAAACTTAGCTAATTCAAGTATTACGATTGGTAATACTTCAGTATCTTTAGGTGGGACAATTAGTTCAGCAGGTAACTTAAACCTAACAGGTACATCATCAATATCTGGTTCAGGTAATATTGATACGACTGGACAAGGTTCAAAAGTAAGATTTAACTTTGCAAACGAACCTAGTTTCCCTAGCAACTCAACTTATTCAGGTTCTTTAGCAGTAGATGAAACAAATGAAATACTTAAATTTGCTACACCTGGTGCTTGGGTAGAAGTATTATCAGAAAACTCATTATTAGAAAAAATTTCAAACGTATTCCAAACTGGTGTTGCCAATGGTAACGTATTAAAATGGAATTCATCAACTGCTCGTTGGGAAGCAGGAGCAGAAACAGCTGGCGCAATAACGGTACAAGAAGAAGGTTCTTCTCTATCAACAGGCGCAACTACTTTAAACTTTGTAGGTTCTGCTGTGACCGCTACAGGAACAGGCACAACAAAAACTATTACAATAACTGGTGGTTCAAGTGCATTAAACGATATTACAGATGTTACCGTTTCATCACCTGTTGCTGGTGATACTTTAGTTTACAACGGCTCTGGTTGGGTACAAGCACAAACTCCAGTAGCACAATTATTGGTTACAGCAAATGGTTCAAGTGCTTACAGATTTACAGGTGCAGGTTTCCCTTCAACTTCAGGCGATAATCCTGATTTACACTTAAAAAAAGGTCAAACTTATTACTTTATTAATAATTCTGGTGGTTCACACCCATTCAGAATACAATCAACAACCGGTACAGGTGGTACAGCGTATAATACAGGAGTTACCAACAATAACGCCGCTTCTGGTGCAATAATATTTCACGTATCTATGGACACACCAGCAACTTTATATTATCAATGTACAAACCACGGAGCAATGCAAGGAACAATTAATATAACATAGTGAAAAGTATTATAAATATTGATTAAGGAAAAAGAAATATGCCAGCAATTATAACAAACAAGTTTAGAATACACAATTCCGAACAATTTTCAGAGTCTTTCTCTGAAGCTTCAGGTAATGTATATTACCTAGGTATCGGAAGGTCAATACCTTTCTCAACTGCTACTAGAGGTGATAGTAGAACAGATAATCAAGGTACAGATGTTTTACCAATAACACCAGCCGACAATGCAAACGCAGAGTCATTTACTTATGATGACTTATTAGCAGTAAAAAGAGTAACCAGTTCAGATGTTGCTTTCGTAGCACCAAGAAGAAACTGGATAACTGGCACAACATACGATATTTACAGACACGACTATGGCGAAAGAATTACTGGCACAACAACTCAACAATCAGCTAATAGTGGTGTATTTAATTTATTTGACGCAAACTTTTATGTAATAAATTCAGCAAGAAACGTTTACAAATGTTTAGATAATAATAACAACTCTGCCTCAACGGTAGAACCAACTGGTACAGACACAATTGTATTATCAACTGCTGATGGTTACAAATGGAAATTTATGTACACGTTATCTGCTTCTGAACAATCAAACTTTTTATCAACTGACTTTATGGCAGTTTCTACAAATAGTTCAGTATCTTCAAATGCTGTAGATGGCGCAATTGATGTAGTAAAAATTAAAACTGCTGGTTCAGGTGGTACAGATGGTACTCACACTAATATTGATATCAAAGGTGATGGTACTGGAGGAAAAGTTTCGGTAACGGTAACTTCAGGTGCGATTACAGCGGTAACGGTTACAACAGCAGGAACAGGTTATACTTTTGGAACAATTAGTAATGCTCAGATAGTAGCTGCAGGTGCTACTAACCTTGTTGGTGCAGAATTAGATGTGATTATTCCACCAAAAGGCGGACACGGTAAAAATGCAGTACAAGAATTAGGTGCTTTCTTTGTAATGACAAATACAAGTTTAGAAGGAACAGAATCAGCAAACTCTGGTGACGTTTCAGTTGCAAACGACTTTAGAAAAGTATGTTTAATTAGAGACCCTAAATCGGGTGGTTCAGCTGCTACTGCTACAACGTTAAGAGCAACAAGAGTTATTAAATTAACTGGTGTATCAGGTACTTTTGCAGTAGATGAAAAAATTACTCAAGCTTCAACTGGTGCAGTAGGAAAAGTTGTAGAGTGGGACTCTACTAACGCATTATTATATTACGTACAAACTAGACACACTAATGAGGGAATTGATTCAAGCGGTAATCAAACTGCCTTTTCTGGTGCTAATGTTGTTTCAAGCACAGGTGGTGGAAGCGGAACACCAGACACAGGTAATAGTTCAACCGTAAACAATGTTGTAATAACTTCAGGATATTCTGTACCAGAAATTGACCACGATTCAGGTGATGTTTTATATGTAGAAAACAGAGCACCAATAACAAGAGCGGCAGACCAGACAGAGAATATCAAGTTGATTATAGAATTTTAAGGGGATAACAGACTATGCCAAGTCCAACTGATTTTAACTTATCGCCCTATTATGATGACTTTGCTGAAACTAAAAAGTTTCATAGAATACTTTTCAGACCAGCATTTGCCGTTCAAGCGAGAGAGTTAACACAATCACAAACTATTTTACAAAACCAAATAGAAAGGGTTTCTGACCATCTATTTGAAAAGGGTGCTATGGTCATTCCAGGTGAAATTGGTTATGACTTAAATTACTATTCAGTAAAAATAACTTCATTTACAGATTCACAAAACGTTGGTGTTACCTTAACAGATTTTGTTGGACTTACATTAACAGGTCAAACTTCAGGTGTAAAAGCAATAGTTGTTAATACTACTGCTACAGACGGAACAGACCCTAATACTTTATATGTAAAATATGTAGATTCAGGAACAGATAGTTCTACTGATAAATTTACAGCAACTGAAACAATTTCAGTTTCAACAACTTTACAAGGACAAGTTACCACGGTTTCTGCCGTTGTAGAAGATTGTTTTACAGGTTCAGCTGCCTATATCGGTGCAGGTGTTTATTATATAAATGGTTTTCACGTATCAGTAGCCGAACAAACTTTAATACTAGATAAGTATTCAAACACACCATCTTATAGAATTGGTTTACAAGTTTCAGAATCTTTCGTAACCCCCAACGCTGACCCAAGTTTAAATGATAATGCTCAAGGCGTATCAAACACAAACGCTCCAGGTGCTCACAGATTTAAAATAGATTTAACTTTAACAAAATTATCTTTAGCTTCTGCTAGTGATAATAACTTTGTTGAATTGTTAAGATTAAAAGCAGGTATTATACAAAACCAAGTTAGAACAACTGAATATAATGTAATAGAGGATACTTTTGCTAGACGTACTTTTGATGAATCAGGTGATTACGCAGTAAGAAATTTTGATTTAGAAATTAGAGAACATTTACAAAATGGTAATAACAGAGGTATATTTGCAAGTGCAAATGGTGGTGACGAAGCTAAACTTGCATTAGGTTTATCTCCAGGTAAAGCATATGTAAAAGGTTATGAAATAGAAACTCTAGCTACAACTTATGTTGATGTAGATAAGGCAAGAGACTTTGATACTGAAAATAATTTTAGTACAAAATTTAATGTAGGTAATTATGTATTTGTAAATAATGTTTTTGGTTCGCCAGATGTAGGTAGTGTTTCTGGTATTGTTGAACCTTTTAAAGCTGTAAATCTTTATTCTAAAAAATCAGCAGTTAGAGGGACAGAAAACAATGGTTTACTTTCAGGTTTAAACACAATTGGTCGTGCAAAAACAAGAGGTTTTGAATATACAACAGGTTCGCCAACGGCATTTACTTTTGCTTCAAGTGGTATAACAAATACAATATTCAAACATTTCTTATTTGATATAGAAATGTTTACTCATTTAAATATTAGAACAGCACAAGCATTTACGCAAGGCGAAAAAATTACAGATGGTTCAACCGGTGCAACAGGTACCGTAGAAAGTGTTTCAAATGTTGAATCATTAAACATAACAAATATATCAGTTGCAAATCCTGGTGTGGTCACAACTGCTTCAAATCACAATTTTAAAGAAGGCCAACAGGTTACAATAACTAGTGTTGGTGGTATGGCAATTGATTCAGTTGCTCAAGACTCATCAGCGAGAGTATTTACGGTAAGAAATCCTGGTGCAGCTACTTTTGAATTATATTCGTCTGACGGTACAACAAAGATGAATGTTACCACGCAAGGTACAGGTGGTACGGTTCAACACGGACTTGTTGTTCTTTCAAATGTTCAAGGTGCTTTTAGTGCAGGTGCAACAATAACAGGTGGTACTTCAGGCAATACAGCAGTTATTCAATCAGATACGGTAGGTTTTAAAGGTGCTAGAAGTTTTGAATTTGCAGGTGTTAAACAAATAGGTCAACCAGGAACACCAACATATACAGCAGACACGGCATTATCATCAACGTATGGTGAAAACTTTACACTTACAGGTAATTTAAGTATTGCTTCAGGTTCAATTGTTATAGGTTCTGGTACTAGATTTACAACAGAATTAAAAGTTGGTGATGAAATAGTTTTTGGTGATACAGCAGGTACTTCTATTACTAAAACGGTTGACGCAATAATTTCAGATACAAGTTTAGAATTAGATTCAGCAATAGGTGGTACAGCAGTATCATCTTCAATTGCAATTAGACGAAGAGCAAAATTACAAGAATCAAGTAAAAATATTTCTGTATTTAAAATGCCTTATGACGCAATTAAAACTTTAAAAACATCTTCAAACTCTGGATTAACAGATACAAACTTTAAAGTAAGAAGACAATTTGCAATAAGTTTATCTTCAGGTACAGGACAAATTTCAGCAGGTAACAATGAAACTTTTGTAAGTTTATCAGAGGGTGATTATATAGTTTCAATCAGAGATATTAAAGCTGCTTCAGCAGGTGCAAATGGTAACGTATTAAGTTTAACAGGTAATAACGCAGATGGTAACCCAATATTTACATTATCAGGTTCGCCAACAGGTAAAACTTTAGACTTTGATTTTGGTACAGCATATGCAGACGCAGAATTAAAAATTATTGCAACGGTAAATCGTTCAATTGCAGACTCAAAAACAAAAACTTTACAAAACAATTCTACAAAACAAGCGACTAGTCAATCAGAAATACAAAGTGGTATTATATCACTAGGTAAGGCAGATATCTTTAATTTAGATTCTGTAAAAATGGCGGCTGATTTTAGTACGACTGCTACAAGTTCAGATGTAGATATTACAGATAGATTTGAATTAGATAATGGTCAAAGAGATAACTTCTATGACATTGGTAGAATTAAATTAAAAACTGGTGCATTAGCTCCTACTGGACAATTATTAATAACTTTTGATTTCTTTACTCACGGTTCAGGAGATTATTTTGATGTTGACTCTTATGCAGGTGTTGTAGATTACACAAATATTCCAGCATACACTTCAGATACTTCAGGTAAAACTTATCAGTTAAGAGACTCATTAGATTTTAGACCTAGAGTTGATGACGCTTCAACAATAAGTTCAGGTGTTCAAGATAGAAGTTATGATGGTGCAGGCGCTTCAGTTGTTGATGTTGTAAAATTTGGTGAAGACGTTGCAACAGATTTTGAATATTACTTATCAAGAATTGATAAAGTATTTTTAGATAGTGATGGCCAATTTAAAGTTGTTAAAGGTGCTTCATCTTTAGACCCACAAATTCCAAAAGGTTTAGATAGCGCAATGCATTTATACACAATATCATTAGCGCCTTATACTTTAAGTCCAGAAGCAGTTGAAGTAGAAAATCAAGACAATAGAAGATATACAATGAGAGACATTGGTAAACTTGAAAAGAGATTAGAAAATGTTGAATACTATACTCAATTATCTTTATTAGAACAACAAGCACAATCTTTACAAATACAAGACGCAGATGGCTTTGATAGATTTAAAAACGGATTTGTAGTAGATAACTTTACAGGTCACGGAACAGGTGACGTTGGTAATTTAGATTACAAAGTATCTATGGATATGTCGCAAGGTCAAGTTAGACCGACATTTAAAGAGGACGCAGTAAAATTAATTGAGACAGATGATAAAGGTTTTGCTGATGGTGCTCTAATTACTGAACAAGATAGAGTTACCGCTAATTATCAAAAAACTGGTGATTTAATTACACTACCTTATTCAGAGGCAACTTTAGTTGACCAACCTTTTGCAAGTAAATTTATAAACGTAAACCCTTTCAATGTATTCACTTGGATGGGAACAATTGACCTTGACCCGCCAGGAGATGAGTGGAAAGAAACAGAAAGAGCACCTGATTTAATTATAAACAGAAACGGCTCTTTTGATACTATGGTTCAAAATTTAGGTAACCCTAACTTACAAGAAATAGAATTAGGTACGGTTTGGAATGAATGGCAAGATATGTGGACAGGTGCGCCAGTAGAAACTGGTAATAGAAACGTATCTAGAGTCAGAGAACAAACATTTAGATTTGGTGTACCAAGAAGAGTTTTAGAAAGAACACAAATAGAAACAACGCAAGAAGTTAATCAAACGAGAACAGGTATTAGAAGTGCCATAGTTCCTCAAGTTGTTAGAGAATCATTAGGCGACAGAGTTATTAATGTTGCATTTATACCTTTCATAAGAAGTAGAACGGTAAACTTTACAGGTAAAAGATTTAAACCTAATACTAGGTTATATGCTTTCTTTGATGAACAAGCAATCAATCAATATATTACACCAACAGGTGGTTCTTTAGGTGGTAATATTATATCAAATGCTCAAGGTGAAGTATCAGGTACTTTTGCAATACCTGACCCTAAAATAAATTCAAATCCTAGATGGCGAACAGGTACAAGAACATTTAGATTAACTGCTTCAAGCACAGATGATAGAAATTCACAAATTTCCACAGCTGGTGAAGTTGAGTACACAGCAAGAGGTACTTTAGATACGGTTCAAGAAACCGTTATCTCAACAAGAGAAGCAAGAAGAGTTAGACAAAATGTTGAAGAGACAAGAAATATACAAAGAACAAGTACAAGAACAACTGAAAGACAAGTAGGTTGGTGGGATCCTTTGGCACAAACATTCTTGGTTGATGACCCAGGTGGAGTTTTCTTAACTTCAGTTGATTTATTCTTTCAATCAAAAGATTCTACAATACCAATTACAATGCAATTAAGAGAAGTTGTAAATGGTTATCCTTCAACTACAATATTACCTTTTGGTGAAGTAACCTTAAATCCTAGTTCAGTAAATACAAGTGCTGATAGTTCAACGGCAACTACATTTACTTTCCCTAGTCCTGTTTACATTCAACAAAACGTAGAATATTGTTTTGTAGTATTGGCAAACTCGCAAGACTATAATGCTTGGGTTGCTAGAATAGGTGAAAATCAAGTTGGTTCAAATAGAACAATATCACAACAACCATATGCTGGTGTTATGTTTAAATCTCAAAACGGTTCTACTTGGACTGCTGAACAAAATGAAGATATTAAATTTAAATTAAAACGTGCAGAGTTTGATATTGCAAACACAGGTAAATTTACATTAGCAAATGATACATTACCAGCTAGAACATTAAAAACAAATTCTTTAAGAACAACAAATGGTTCAAAAACAATTAGAGTTTTCCATCCAAACCACGGTATGCACGGCACAAATAACAATGTGACCATAGCAGGTGTGCCTAGTGGTTCATATAATGGTCTTGCTCACGATAAAATTAACGGCACATATACAAGTATTTCAAATATAACTTTAGATAGTTATGATATTGAATCAACTAGTGCCACAAATGCAACAGCGACAGGTGATGTTGGTGGTTCTGCCATCACAGCAACGCAAAATAGAGCATATGACTTATTGAATTTAAGTATTCAAACAATGACTTTACCTGATACAAATATTAAATATGCATTAAGACCTGTTTCAGGTAATTCAGTTCACGGCTCTCAACAAGAATTTATTAGAACAACTTCCGTAAATGAACAAACGGTTATTGCAGGTGATAATATTTACTTTACTCAACCTAATTATGTAATGTCTGCTATAAATGAATTAAATGAAATTCAAGGTAATAAATCTTTAGTGGTACAATTATCTTTAACTTCAACAAATACAAAACTTTCACCAGTAGTTGACTTAGCTAGAACAAGTGCATTTACGGTTTCAAACAGATTAAATAATCCAAATTCAGGTAATACACCTAATTTTGTATCAGATACAGAACCATCAGGAAGTTCTACAGCCGCTATCTATTGTACAAGACCGATATCACTAGAAAATTTATCTACTTCTCTTGATGTTAGATTGACACAAAACGTTAGAGGTTCATCTAAAGTAGAAGTTTATTACAGAATATCTGGTGGTGAAGAAACTAGAAAATTATCAGATTTAAATTGGGTACCATTTAATATAACTGGTAACGAAGACACAACGGTAGCACCAGCAGAAAATGATGGTACTTTTAAAGAATACAAATATAGTGTTGCAGATTTAAATGAGTTTGACACTTTCCAAATTAAAATAGCAATGAAAGGAAGCAATTCAGCATATCCACCAAGAATTAGTGATATGAGAGCAATCGCATTGGCAGTATAATGAGTATTAAATATAAAATTGAAGGACACGAACATTTAATTAAAGATGGTGGTTCAAATGCCATTATCAATACAAATGTTACCGAGTATCAACTTTATATGCAAAGAAGACAGAATAGAAAAAGTCAAAGTGACCAAATTAAAGGTGCTTGTAGAGAAATAAATAATTTAAAAAAAGAATTAAGAGAAATAAAAAATTTAATTAAGGATTTAGTTAAGTAATGGCTGTAAGACAAATATCACAAACAGATAGTTTAGAAACGTTAAGAACAGAGTTTAACGCATTAGCGGCTAATGACTTTGGTGATATAACAACACTAGATAGTTCAATATCGGCAACTAGTATTGTCGGTGCAATGAACGAATTGATTACTTTCGTTTCTGCCGCTGAAGGTTTTTTTGTTGTTGATGAATCTTCAACAAGACAATTGATTGGTGGTGGTCAAGAATTAACAATTAGAGGTACTGCTAATGAAACAACGGTAGCAGTTCAACCTACTGACACGGTAGTTATAGGTTTACCGTCAGACGTAACCATTTCAAGTTCATTAACGGTAGGCGCAACTGGTATTAGTTCATCAGGAAATATCTCAACAACTGGTTCAGCTGCTGTAAAAACAAATAATCTTGATGATGTATCAGGTGGTGTTATAAACATTAACGCTGCTATTATTACAACTGGTGACGCAACTCTTGGTTCAATAAATGTATCAGGTAATACTATTACATCAAACAATTCAAACACAATTACAATTGGCGACAATTTAACTTTAGACACAGGTAAAACTTTATCTACACCAAAAATATCTGCTGCCTCTGGCACTTTAGATGTTGGTTCAGATTTAAGATTAGACCCAAACAAACTTGTAATTTTTGAGGGTGCAACAGATGACGCAAACGAAGTAGCATTAACTTGCGCTGACCCTACAGCAGATAGAGTTATAACTTTTCCAGACGCAACTGGTACCGTTCTTCTTACAGGTTCAACTGGTCAAGTTGGTACAGCAATGTTAACAGATGGTGCTGTAACCTCAGCAAAATTAAATAGTGTAGTAAGTTTAGTATTATACAATAGTGCTGGTGTAGCATTAAAAACATTGTATGGTGCAGGTGCATAGAAATGGTAATAGATTATGGCTGTAGTTCGTCCTGTTTACTTTAATAGTGGTAACATCCAGAGAATGGATGACACTATGTTTAATTCACTAAAAAATAAATTTAGATACGAGTTTCAACAAGCAAGTCCAATAACTTTATCAGTAGTTAGTTCGGGTGGTAACCTATCAGGTTTACCTTTAACAGATACTAGAATGATATCTGGTACGGCAACAAATAATGCTTCAAGATTTCCTAATGAAGGAGAAACAGGCGAACCAACTTCCGTTTCGGTAAATTTTTCAAGAATAAGTCAAAGTGTAGGTTCAGCACCCTCAATTACAAGTGATGATGGTAAAAGATATTTTGCTTACATTGATGATAATAATGATATTAAAGCTATGAATTATGGCGATATGTTAGATACACTTGTAAGACCTGTTATTGATGAATTAGTATCAGGTTCAAATACTAGTAACCAAGCAGGTACTTATTTTATTGACACTACTACATCATTAAGCGCAAATCAAACTTTAGTATCATCAACACCAGTTTTTATAGATACTAAAGCAAACTTATCTGCTTTTTCAACTAGTAATATTCCTAGTTCAGGCACAATGGATAACCCTACAAATGCAAATAGTTATTACTTGAAGAAAAATACTATGTCAAGTCCTACACTAGGTGCTTTTCCTATAAAAATTAGAAGTGATAACGATTTACAAGAATTTAATCATACAGATATTACAAATATGGCAAATGAATTAATTAGAAATGAGGTAATATCTTCAACAGGCGGATATAAAATTAGATATAATATCGGTGGTTCAGGAACAAGTAAAGGTTCTGGTATGGCAGATACTAGACTAACCGGTGGTTCTGGTAATTATCAAACTCGTTTTGTAAACGCTAATGATTATAGAGCGGTTGAGTTTCCGGACGGAACACTAAATACTATAAACACTTATTTTTTGAAGATACAAAAGACTTCTTAATTATGAATTATGAATATACTATTAACAGGTGGTGATGGCTTTATAGGGCAAAATCTATATAATCATCTTACTAAAAAATATAAATTAATAAACATAGATAAAATTTCAGGCAATGACCTATTGTCCTGTGATTTACATTTTCAAGCAGACCTAGTTATACATTTAGCAGGATTATCTGGCGTTAGAGATAGTATGAGTAATCCTACTGATTACTGGAAACAAAATGTAATTGCAAGTCAAAGACTATTTGATTTTTTTTCTGATACAAGAATATTATATGCCAGTTCATCTACAGCCTGGGAACCTTGGCGTAATCCTTATGCTATGAGTAAATATGGTATTGAACAAATAGCACCTGAAAATAGTTTAGGTATGAGGTTTACAACCGTTTACGGACCAAACGCAAAACCCAATATGTTAATACCTAGAATTTTAAGAAATGATGTGCCTTACATAAACACCAATCATAGTAGAGATTTTATTCACGTTAGTGATATAATGAGTGCAATAGATATTTTAATGACAGAAAATATTAATGGTGTAATAGATATAGGCACAGGACAAACAAATAAATTAGTTGATATAGTTAATTATTTTAAAATAGATTGTGAAAATAGAATAGGTAGTGAGAATGAGAGACTTGATAACAAAGCTGATACAACTACACTAAATAGATTGGGGTGGAAACCTAAAATTAATTTATATGACTATATAAAGGAAAACCGAAATGTTAACTGAAGTAAATCTTAAAGAAAATTTAATTGAAGCTACTTTTGTAAATGACGATAGAACAATAATAGAAGTAATATTTACATCTGAAGATACTGCTAAAAGTGCTATCATAGAATACGACACAAATCATCCAGATTTTCAAGCGTTAATGAAAGTTATAAGTGTAGATGACCTACACGAAATGACTTGGCAAAAAAAGAAAGATGAAAGAAAAAGTTTTGAAAATGAAGTTAAACTAATTGCAGAAAAAGAAGGTTTAATTAAAAAGATTGCTGAAAATGTAAACTCTGATTTTTTTAAATCATTATTTGATTTTTTATTAAGTGATAGTAAAGAACATATTGACCGTTTATTTAATTTTAAAATTTTTATATTTGAACAAGATTTAGTTAAGAAATCAAAAAATGAATCAGTTAAAACAGCTATTAGAAAATCTAAAACACCTATTGAAGCTTTTAAAGGTTTTATTACTCTTTGGGAAGAAAGTAATCAGTCCACCAACTAGACCAACCAGACATCATAAGATATTGTCTCTGATTAAATAACATTATACTATAATTATCATTTTTATTTTTATATTCATTATCTTTTATAGTATAGCATACTTTGTCATAGGTTGCAACTTTAAAATTTTCTTCTAACATTTGGTCCATACCCTTGTTATATTTTTCTTGCCACATATTAACATCTTTTTTAAAAGTATCGTAAATGTGAGATTGGTCACCTGTCCAAGATATTACAGACGAATTAAGGGAAGTGTGGTCTCTGTCTCGCCACCAGGCGTGTAGAACGGTCAAATCTTTTCTAATTAAATTAGGTACTTTATTGTATATGCAAATATCTAAATCAAAATATAAATTTTCACCGTCTCTAAACTTATCAAACATTTGAAGTTTATTAAAAACACCTTTATGCTTTTCTTCATCAATTACTTCAAAGCTATCATATTTTAAACCAGAATAATTATCAATCATATGTTTTAGATTATCAACATACCATTGACCAAATTTATTACCAGTATTAACACAAATTATTCTCATTTCCAGTAATCTTTTATCCAATCATATTTACTATTATGTATGTTAGCGTGAGGATTTGCAAAGTGAACAACTTTTAAATCATCAATAGGTTTATCTAATATCATATAATCTTTATTAAATTTTTTCATATATTTAAGTTGGTTTTCTATATCTTCTTTTTCATTATTTGTAAGTTTGCATACCCATTCTGCTGGCATTAAAGTTAATTTTATATTATGTTCTTTACACTTATGATTTACATAATTTTGTTCTCCATAATATTTGTAATGAACAACACCTCTATTATACCAATCTAGTTGCCAATCTTCAGGTGCTAATATAAAATCGTCCCATATTTTTTTTAAATGACCAGATTTAAACTTATAAAATCCACCATTTAATTTTAAATTGTAAGTAGGTTTGCCACCCCACCATTTATTATAAGATACTAATTCATTATCGCCAACAGGATAACCAATCATATCATCTACATTGCCTACAATAATTTGGTCAATATCCATAATTATTATTTCATCATTCGGATTTTGATTAGCAAATAAAGGCGAGAAGTAAGACAATTTATACCAATGTAATTTAATATCACTATGTTTAACTAAAGGTATTACAACATCAGCTTTCACATTAGGGTTATCACTATAACAAATAAACTCAAAAGGAATAGTGCAGTTTCTTTTTAAACTATTGTATAGTTTCTCTACATAGTCTGGCGTATATTTGCCTTCAAAATATAATGTGCATATTTTTATTTTACCTGGTTTGTGTTCATTTTCTCTTGCTCTATTAATACTTGAGTCAATAGGACCTGAACAAAATCTTGTACAAGTTTCTGATGGATTAGTTTTTAATTCTTTAAAAAAATCATTCCACTCTTTACTATCTACAATACTTTCTATATCTTTATTATTAGATACTTTTAATTTATCTTGATACAACCTTTTAATTTGAGGTTCTTCCCAACCTAATGGGTTATCAAGCCAACAACAAGGCACAATATGTCCTGTTGTAGTGTAAGCTATTTCTTTTTTACCAGGTGGTAGACATTTAGGTTTTATCATTTTAAACTTTTGTAAAACTCTTCTCTATTACTATTTAAATAATATTTTGGATTTAAAGGTTTATATTTGTCATCATTTCGCCAACGACCAGACATATTAATATCAATCTTAATATTATTTTCTTTTGCTAATTGTTTACATTTTTCAATATCATTTTCATTATATCTAAAAACAATGCATTGCCATATAACAGATAATCCAAAATCATTTGCCATTTTCATCATATTAAATAGATGTTCTCCGTCTTGATTAATTCTATACTTATGACTATCTTTAGGTAAACCATCTATGCCAAAAACCCATTTAGCATTTTTATTTGCTAAAAATGCCTCTTTGTACCAACTAGTTTTTTTGTGTGAAGCCGCAGTAGCAATTCTAGTATTAATATTATTATCATAACAATATTTTAACATATTAATAAATTCAGGATGAAATATAGGGTCAGACATTTGACCACAAAAGTTTACACCTTTTTTAAAATATTTTGTAAGTTTAATTAAATCATCAAATATCATATCTTGACCAGGTATTTTTTTACCTTTTCGTCTCAATGCTTGACGTTGGCATTTTGGACATTCTAAAGTACATCTAATTGTTGAGTCAATATTAACTGACCTACTTCTAAAATTCATTCCACAATTCCTTCCAGTCAAAATTTCTATGTTTAGATAATGAATCACAATACGTTCTTAATTTATCAAATTCGTGTGTAGGATGTTTTCTAATTTCATTTTCAAAGTATGAAAAGTCAGTAAAATTTTTATATTTTTCTAACAACATATCTTTATCTTTTTGTTTTAAATTTCTAACAGATAAAAATTCAGGTCCTCTACATACATTAACAAAAGTTGTTTTTATGCCAAATTTGTTCATATAGTAATCATATATTTCTGATAAGTCAAATACATTTAATAAAGACACCGTACAATTTAATTGTTTGATTAAATTATGAGCTCTTTTTAAATTGTTTTCAAATTTTTTTATGTCAATAGGGTATCTAATCCACTCTTCTTTCTTACCATAATGGTCACACGAAACACCTAAATTAATTTTTTCAAACTTATCAACATAGTCAAATATTGATTTGTTTTTCCATTCTAACTCTGTTAAATTTGTGTCATATGATAAAGTTATATGTTTTGCGTGTTCATCTGGTATTCTATCTAATAATTTCCAATGGCCTGGTAATTGTAATGGTTCACCACCTGTAATATTCATATATGCAACTTTATCAATATTATTAATTATATCATTAACACTATCATTCCATTGTTTATGATTTAGTGGTTGGTATGCGTTCCAATTTGTTAATGATTTATTACCGAATACTTTTTTTAGTTCATTTCGTCTAGTAGATGAGTTATAAGGGTGGCACATATAACAACCTAGATTACAATAAGAGCCGTGTATTCTCAACTTTAAACCAATTCGTTTTGGTTCTAAATCAACACCATATTTCTTTTTATATTTACCAGTTCTATATGATTCATTATTATTTTTTTCTAAATCATAACACACTTTACAAGCGTCTATTTTTTCTCCAGATAACATCTTATTTCTAACTTCTTCCATTTCAGACGAAAAGAAAAAATCAAATGGTGTTGTATTAGTTGTAGTATATTTTTTTATAGGTTCATATTCTGTAGCGTGGCAACAAAATCTATATCTACCAGCATTATCGCCATATATCTCTTTAAATGGCATAGCACAATAAGATTTATTTTTATTATAAAATTTTTTTACTTCAGATTCATCCATAGGTCATTAAATTTTTTGTTAATTAGGTGTATCATTTTTGCGTCATTTACTTCAGGTCCTACCACGTCATTTTTTAAATAATACGTGTGCCATTCTCTAGGTAAATTATACCAATCTATATTATTCTTTTCTAATAGGTAGTGAAAAAATACCTCATTATTAGGAAAAAATAATTTAGATATTGTTTCTCCATAAAACTCTTCATTTTTTGCTTTGTTTAATACTTCAATCATATAATCTAAATTATCTGTAAATTTTAAATTTTTTATTGCTTTTTTATTTGCACCTAGAATTGCTGTATTTGCTATAAAATAATTAGTATTGTATATGTCATTAGTCGCCAACATAGCTCTCTTACAGACTGCTTTTACATACATATCATATTTGTCTTTAACAGATATTATTTCATCAAAAGTTGCTCTATTTGTATTATAGTTAATAATTTCTTTTTCTTTCCAAGTATTTTCTATTGTAGCTTCTGGCGCATATACATTAATCTTGTTCATATCAAATTTGTCAAAAAATGACTCATCTGTATTAGGTATAACATCTAAATCAAGATACAAAACATTATCATATTCTTTACTTAATTTTTCAAATAAATGTATCTTATATAAATTAATAGTATCAAACTTATACTCTCTATATTTGTCTTCAAATTTTTCCCAATCTTTATCGGCATAAAATAATACAAACTCAGCGCCACATTTTTCAGCATATTGTTTTTTTACTTCAGTTAATTTAAGTAAATTTTCTTTTAAATGATGTTTAGTTCTTTTATGTTTTTCGCTAATAGTTTCATCATCATTTATAATATAGATACTATATACAATATTTTTCATAAAACCTCCAAACATTTTCAAACTCTTTATTAATTGTGTGTATTATTTTTGTTTCTTTAGGTATATAAAATTGATTATCATAAAAATAATGCCATATATTATCTAACCATTGAACATTTACTTTATTAACTTCAACCTTATATGAAAATATTGTTTCATTGTCATATCTAAAAATATCAATTATATTTTCAGGATATAATCCGTCAAGACCGTCATCTTTTAATTTTGTCATTAAGTTCATAGTATCATAAAATTTACCAAAGAAATCTAACTTTAATATATCTTCTTTTCTAGCACCTATAATGCCTGTATTAATAACATCATTTTTAGGATTATAACTACCAGCAATTAGCATTGCCTGAGCGTTAAAGAATTTAGCTGTAGGACTTCTAGTGCCGTGTTTCATCTTATCAATAGTCCTATTCATTTTATTTACCATAGCGTTATTATTATAAACACATATACCTTTAGATAAATCCCATACTTCAAAAAAATTATCTTTGGTAACAGGCACAGCGTCAAAATCTAGGTATAATATCTCATCATATTTTTTTGCTAAAATATACAATAAATGTATCTTATAAAAATTAACTATTTCGTAACCTGTTAAATAAGGAAAATCTTTTTTTAAGTTATCAGAATATGTTTTATAGTCTTCATCATATTCAAACATATGAAAAGACGCACCTATAGATTCGGCATACTTTGTTTTACAATCAATTAGTTTCTGATAGTTGTTCTTAAAGGCATTTCTGGTTTTTAAACCTTTGTCAATACTATCGCCTTTAAAATTTGACTTACCATAATGTTCTTTTTCAGGCACATCAATATACAGACTAAAAATAGCTCTATTCATCATACTTCATTATCTCTTATAAATAATAATTGTATATATTTATATAAGATTATGGATAGAATTTTAAAAGTGATTGACGAAATTACCAATGATGAACAAGTAAAGTCCATCATAAATTCAGTAAACGACAATCAAGAAAAATGTAAAGACTGGTTAATTTCTGAATCAAAAGAGTATTTTGACTATTTTGATAATCCAAAAATATGTGTAGCTGCTGGATGGTTTGGTAATTTAGCAAACAAACTAAAAATTTATACAGATGAACAAGTCTTATCTTTTGATAAAGACCCTAATACAAAACTGATAGGTAATAAACTATATGATGATGTATTATTTAAAATTGAATCAATAGAAGATTTTAAAAAATATAAAAAATATGATATTGTAATTTGTACTTCTTGCGAACATTTAAAACAAGAAACTATTGACAATATGATAAAACAATGTAAAGATGGCACATTGTTAATATTGCAATCAAACAATTATAAAAAAATTGACGACCATATTAATTGTCATAATAATATAAAAGAGTTTGAAGATAGTTTAAAATTAGATAAGATTATGTTTGGTGGTACTTTAAATTTAGATAAGTACGATAGATTTATGGTCATAGGAGTAAAGTAATGTATAATAACTTATTATCATATGGTGACTTTATACAATTAAAAAATAATTGTAATTCAAAGAAGTTATTAGAAGAGATAAACGGCTTTGAATGGAAAAGATATAATCCTAGAAAAAATGTAGAAAGATATGGTTTAAGTGTCACCAGCGAAAATGGTGAGTTAGACGGAAAAGATTTAGATAGTTTATATGAATTATCAAAAGAAACAGGTAAAGTTTATAGTGAAGATTCTTTTACATCATTAACACCTGTTTATCATAAAAGTAAAGAAGTTCAAAAATTAGTTGACCCTTATAAACCTTGGTTGTGTAGAACACATTTTTTAAACTTTAGAAAAGGTGGTTATTTTCCACCTCATAGAGATAGTTATAAATTTGGTGAACAAAAGTTTATGAGATTAATAGTTCCTATTAAAAAATGTAATCCTAGTTGGTTGTATTTTATGTATGAAGATAAGATACTAAATTTTAATAGAGGTTATACATACTTTTTAAATACAAATAAACAACACCATATATTTTCTTTTTCAGATGATAGCACTATGTTAGTTATGAATATAAAATGTTGTAAAGAAGCTATTGATAAAATATTTGAGGATATTTTATGGAAGTAATGAAACCAGAAAATAATATATTTCCTATTTTGTCTGTTCAGACAACTTATCAATGCAATATGGCTTGTGCTAATTGTTATCTTGGTGATATGTTAAATAATCCAAAATTTCCAGACGTAGATGTAAAAAAGTTTGAAGACGTAATTAAAAGATTACCTAATAAAACTCACATTAGATTTATCGGTGCTGAACCTACTTTAAATAATGACTTATTTAAGTTAATTGAGATAACTAGAAAATATAAACATAGACCTAATATGTTAACTAATGGTTTGAAATTAGCACAGGAAGATTATGTAAAAGGTCTAAAAAAATCAGGTATGACCTGGATTGGTTTAAGTATGAATGGTGGTTTAGATGATGAAGTATATAAAAGATTTGATAATGGTAAATATGCTAAACTAAAAATGAGAGCCCTAGATAATTGTATTAAAAATAATTTAGTTCCTCACGTAAATGTTATTATAGACCCCTCTAATATTCATATATTACAACCTTTAATATCGCATATAATTAGTTTATGTGAAAAGTATAATAGAAAAATAGGACCTCATTTTCCTATAATGTTAAGAGTTAAATCAATAGGTAAAATGGGAAATTTTTTAGATAGTCATACTTTTACAATATATGAAATGATTAGTATTATGAGAAATTTAGTAGGCGATATTGTGCCTAATTTTACTATTGATGGTGTTAAAGAAACTAATACTTGTACCTTTGATTTTAAAACCTCTATGGGCAAGATGTATGGTAAGATAACTGATTGGTCAGTAGATGATGAAGGTCTACCATTGACAAATAGTAAGAGAAGAGGTATAATAACAGACGATTATCAAATAGAACCATTTTTTGATTATTACGGAAAAATAGATGAAACACAACACCCTAGATTGGAACAGCCGAAGCGTTTACCCATTGCTACAAAACGAGGTGGACTTGACGGTGCTAGAAAACGTACCTTGTAGCCAGGTAGAAATTTGGAATTTTTTAGAAAACGCATTTAGACCGGCACCACAGGATCCTTTTGACCAAATGTTTGTTAATATCGTAAGTGATGAACGAGCATTAGCAAAAGAGAATCTAAAAGGTAATACTGAATTAGAATGGCATATAGATAAAGGTTATTCAGAAAATCCACCAGAGTATGTTGCTCTATATTCAGTTGACATAGATGAAAATGCTGGTAATACTTTATTTGTATCAAGTAGAATACTTGATGATATACCTGATTATTATAGAAAACATAAAGACGATAAAGTTCAATTTGATATGAATAGATTTATTCACGACAAACAATATGGTTATCATTTTAGAAGTGAAGCAGAAAGAAGATGGTTTAGAAGAAAGTATAGAAAAGTAGAACACGAATTAATACAAGGTGACAAAGAGGGTGTTTACTTATATTATTGTGAGGCATATAATGATTTGCCAGAAATGCAAATGATTAAAAATAAATTATATGACCCAAAAAGAATTCACAGACACAAATGGCAAAAAGGTCAACTTTTAATTTATAATAACAAGGCGACAAACCACAAAAGAGAAAATGGTGGTAGTAAGAGACATTTATGGAAGATTGCATTGTACGAGAGATAAGAGATTTTAATAGACTATCAGGTTTATTTTTATTAGCTAGTTCTATGAAAGATGAGAACGCTAAAAATTACTCTATTGAAAAAATGCAAAAAAGATGGTCTAATTATAAATTATTTACCGTACTAGAATATAAAAATGCACCTGTTAGTTTTTCAGGTGTATATGACTATGGTAATAATCTAGTAAGAGTATGTGATAGACATTTTACAAATCCTGATTTTAGACAAAGGTCTATGACAAAAGATGTAAAAGAAAAGTTAAGACCAGCTGTAGATTGGTTTATACCATATCAAACAAAATGGGCAAAAGAAAATGGTTATGATTGTTTCTTTTCTATTCAAACACCTAGAAAAAGAAATGCTATAAAACGTATTGTTAGATTATTAGATGATGATTTAGGTTATAAAGTATTACCTGGTCTATATGCAACTTGCAATCCTAATGATGATTTATGTTGGCAGAATATTGCAGCTACTACTGATAAGATTAACTTACCTTATAAACCTATACACTAGGTTCAGATGTAGATGTAGTTGTTTCTGCTGTTATTCCTGTTGATGATAACCAAGTCGCTTTTTCAGTTGAACCTTCAGCGTCACCGTCAACAAATGATTTTAAAGTATTATAAGTCGCTTCACTATCAAATCCTATCTTAATATATTGTTTTAGATTATCTGCTGACTCTGAAATAGAGTAATGAGTAATTTTACCAGCATTTTCTAATTCAACAATTTTTTCGCCTATTGCTGTATTACCTTTTAATTCTAAAACACTCTTTCTGATATAGAATTCAGTTGATGTGTCCGGTCTAGTATATGTCGTTAGAGCCCAAAAAGCCATAATTTTTCTCCTATTATAGCTTTATTTATAATATAAATAGTATAGTACAAAGGAGAATTTGGTATGATTACAATAGATGGTAAACAATATGATGAGACAAAATTCAGTCCTGAATTACAAAATTACCTAGTGGTAAGACAAGAAATTCAGGTGAACGCAACGAGACATAAACTTGAGCTTGAAAAAATTGAAGTTTTGACTAATCATTATAACGCTAAAATAGTAGAATTAATTAAAAAAGAAGCACCAGAAACAGAAATTAAAAAAGAAGAGAAAAAATAGATGGCTGCAATTGCTAACTTACAGATTGACCAAGGCGCCACTTTTACTTCGGATGTAACCGTAAAAGACGCAAATGGTAATGCTTTTGACCTGACAGGTTATACTGCCAGAGCGAAGTTAGCAAAGGGCTATCAATCCACGAAGACCCGACAAGATTTTACAACGACCATAGCTTCAGACGCAGCTACTGGTGTCGTTACCTTATCTCTTACAGCAACTCAAACAGCAGCTCTTGAAGATACTAGATATGTTTATGATTTAGAAATCGTCACCGGTGATGTTGTTACCAGAGTTATTGAGGGATTAATTTCTGTTAGACCACAGGTTACTACTTAATTCTAACTCTTTTTCGTTATAAATATAGAAAAGAGGGAAAGATTAATGCCTGATATAACAGCTAAAATTAATGTAAATACAAGTGCCGGTCCACAAAAAGTTTCAGTAACCTTACCCTCAGCGCAGGCGGCTGGGAACAGCACTTTACAATTAAAATTATTAGGTGATGTTGACACAACGGAATTAAATGATGGTGCATTATTACAATATAGAGCTTCTGATGGTAAATTTGTAACCAGAACGGAGATAGTAACCACAACCGGAACGCTCTTGTTTAATTGTGGTAACTTTTAGGGATAAAAAATGGCAACTATAATACAGATAAAAAGAAGTTCCGCAACTTCAGCACCTTCAACACTAAAACAAGGTGAATTAGCATTAACATTCGGTACAGGTTCACAAGCAAATCTAGGTGATAGATTATTCATAGGTACTGGTTCAGTAGATGGAAACGGTGACGCAACAAGTATTGATATTATTGGCGGTAAATATTTTGCAGATTTAAATGACCACGCTCACGGTGCTTTAACTGCTAACTCAACAATTATTGTTGATTCAAATAAATCAATAGATGAATTAATTGTAGGTAATTCTGCTACAGCAGGTGGTACAATTAAATTTAACGAAGGCACAAACAACGGTTCAAACTTTGTTGCCTTAAAAGCACCTAACAACGCAGCTGCTTCAACAACATTTACATTACCTAATGGTGATGGTACAGCAGGTCAGTTTATGAAAACTGACGGTTCAGGTAATTTATCTTTTGAAACAATCTTTTCAAATATAGATTTAGCTGGCGATACTGGTACAGACACTTACAACACTAATGAGACTTTGACATTTACAGGTGGTACTGGTTTAGATTCAGCAATTACAAACAACGTAGTAACCTTTAACATAACAAATTCTGGTGTAGATACAAACCAAATAGCTGATGACGCAGTAACCAATGCTAAGTTATCAACAAATGGTGAAACAACTTTAGGTTCATCTACATTAACTTTAGGTGCTACAACAACAGATATAGCAGGTTTAACTTCACTAGTTATTGATGACATTACAATCAATGGTCAAACAATGTCAACTGGTGCTTCAAACAAAGATATTAATTTATCTCCTCACGGCACAGGTACGGTAAAAGTTCCTAGTGGTTATGAAGATAGAAGTGGTTTTGA